GAATGCAATCAATGCCCATGTAATTTTTGTATCCGACCGTAACCCGCTTTGAACTGAAAAGGCCGGTTTTAACTTTTTCCGTAATTGCTTCGGGTCTATAATCGCCAAACCAAGCAACAATCGGCGACTTCTGGCGAACTGTTCCCCACACTAACGGTATGGGGTCGCCATGCTTCGATCTTGGAAACTGGAAGTCGCCAAGCTTCGCCGCGCGGGCGTTTTCAATGTTCGGCTTTGGGGTAAGCGCCGCAACCAAAAGAAGGGCGACGATAAAAACGACTAAGTACCACATTTATTTAACCCCTGTAACGAATACGTTATTCGATTCGCCCGGAACAAACGGGCAACCGCCGAAGTTGCGTTGATTTGTGAATTTGGGACAACCGTTCGCGCCTGAATAAGAATGGTCGCAACCTGCCGTAACTTGAATCGAAGTACCAACAGCAATTCGGCTAAATTCATAATTGACGGTTAGAACTGTTCCCGATTGATTTACAATCATTCGACGTTCATTGCGCGCCGGAATGGCGATTTCGCCGCCGATAAACCAACCGTTAGGAAAAGCCCCAAGCGAAGGAATCGAAATATTCCGACCTTCGATTGCCGTAACTTGTGTATCTAACGAATTGGCGACGCGCGAAACCTTGCAAAGTTCGTCGAACAAAACGTTATTGCAAGGCGGTTGAACATACACGTTCGGGATATTGCCTTGCAGAATCGAACCGAACTTAGAAGGAATGCGAAAAGTCGCGAATTCGTCATTTACAGTAATTGACGCAATCGGCCCTTTCCAGTAAGGAACAAACGAAGTTGCGTCGCGCTGCAAACGGTAAATTGTCAAAGCAAGCGAAGGCGGCGTAGTTTGAAACGCATAATCTTTAACGATTTGTTCCGTAATGGGAACTTCAATCGTAATATCTACGCTATCGTCTTCGTGCGTTCCTACTTTCAAGCCGCCGCGTTTAAGGCCCGGAACCGGGTTATAAACCGAACCGTTAAACGTATGCGCCAAATTGTCGGAAGTCATAAAATAATTACGATACGTTCCGACGAATTCGAACAGTTCAAAAGGCGCACTATCGCTTAAACTTTTTTCTTTATCGTCGTAATCAGACATATTAAGGTTCCGCCGTTCTAATGGAAAGATTCAACAGGCTTTCAAGCCCGTAATGTTTCCATTCTGTCTTATCATCGTTCAAACGAACAGGTAACAAATACGAAATGCGCGAAACGTTGCGCCAGCCTGCGCCAGTTGGAAGCGGCGTCGTTAAAAGAATAATCGTATTCGAACCCGTTACGCTTGCGCCTGTTATTTGCGTTCGATGAATGCCGGAAGCTGTTTCGATTTCGATATAGCGATGCGTAATAATCGGCCAAATCTTTTCGGCGTATTGCGTGCCTTCGATTGTGTATGTCGTCGTTGCATCCGAAGGCGCGACGGCCAATTTCATATCGTCGCGATATGTGGGCATCCAGAATTTGCGCGCTTGGCCCCGGCAGTATGCAAAGACTGTTTTCCAATAGTCCATTTCGTCGGGCGCTTTGATACGATTTACTTTAAAAGTTCGCGGCCCGCCGATGCGGCTATAATCCCAACGCGAAATAATATCCGGCAATCCGGTTTGATTGTCGATTGAAACTTGGCCGGTCGAAACTTCGTCTTTAACCAATTCGTCGGCAAGCGGGCGTTTATCTACGACAGGCGAACCAAGGAAAGTCGGAAGCGTTACGGCGGAACCTGTACGGGTAAGCGCCGAACGTTGCCGAATCATCTTGCAAATAAGCGTCGTTTCTGCGGCCTGATTTACAGCGTAACGGTCGATTGAAGTTTGGTTGTCAATAAGTGCGGGCGAACCCGGCATGATTAAAGAATTTGCCGGAATATCGGCAACAAGTGGCGAACTTACAAGACCGCCGCTTGCGTTAAGCGTCTTAACTTCGACAAGAATTGCGGTAACTGGCGTTTGAATTAAGACGTAATCGCCCGCGCGAATATCCGTTTGCGTTCCGTCGAAATAAACTTGAAGGCTTCCGCTTGCACTTGCTGCGGTCGTTCGCGTCGCATATTGAAATTCAGGAATCCAAAGCCGCCCGACAGACGAAGCCAAATCCGAATAAAAGCGACGGATTGATTCGCTAGAATCGAATTTAACTTTCAAATTCAATTCGACGCGCGGCATTTCGCCCCGAAGTGCTATACGCTGTTCGGTTCCATCGGTTGCAATCATCAAATCCGACAACCATTCCCAAGTTTCATTAACCGGAACTTCGGGCACAATATCAAACTTAACGGCCCGCGTTCCGGTAATCAGAATCGGCAACGGGTCAGTAACGTTAGAAAAATCAAATTGGACTTCGACGTTAATATTTGGCGGGCCGCTTGTCCCTACGGTAATATCGTAAGTTAATTCTTGAAGCGGCGGCATAGCATACGGCGTTGCTTGGCCCGAAATTTCAATGCCAACCGGATTCGAAACCAAAATGTCGGAAAGTTGCGCCGTAGTTTCAGGCCATGCGTTCCAAACTTTAAATTGGCGTGTTTGCGACGACGCTACGGTTTGCAAATCCAGTTTAAGCGGCGAAACATGAACGCGAAAATAAAAATCGCGGAAAAAGTTATTTTGTTCGTTGCCCACAATAGGCCAACGGTTCGACGGCGCGATTCGATAAGCCGAACGACCGCCGCGCAAAGTCGTATCGCGCGGGTCATAAATAGCCGGGTTATATTCAGCGGGCGTAAGTTCGTTTAGTTCGGCTGAAATATTCGAACTTGCGTCGCCATAAATGAAGCTTTGCGCAGCTAAAAACGTTCCGATTCTTCCGGCCATGTTTTAAGTTCCAGTGTATCGAATAGCGTAACCGAATGTTCCGCTATGCGTTGCGCCCGTACTCCAACCAACCCCGTTTCGAACTGTCGAATCTTTACGATAAAACGGGTAGCATTTCCATTGTTCCGCGCCGAACGTAATAATTTCGCCCGGAACAACGTTGTCGATTCTAAGATAACGGGCGTTCTTCGGATTGGCGATAATAGTTACGCCGCCGCTTGAACGAAGCGCCACCGGCTTAATCGGAAGAAGTACGTTCGCATTATTGTAAAGGTTCGGCAATTGCTGCAACAAACTTCCGACTTGCGAACCGCCGCCGCGATAACCAGTAAGCGCAGCCGAACCGCTTTGCCCGCTTCGCCAAGGCGTTGCATCAAGGCCGGTATGAACGAAACTTGGAAAATGCGTCCCGCTTTGCGTCGGATTATCAAAAAACAATCCGCAGCCGTAACTATCATAAGGGCCGGTTCCTGCGTTTTCCGGCCAACTTGCCGACATAAATACTTTAAAACCGAAGTTTGTGCCATCGGTTAAAGTTTGGTCGCTTCGTTTAGCGCCTGTAAACCATGCGCCAGTACCGCCGATGCCGGGAACGTCGGATTTACCGAACGAAAGTTGTTGGTAAAAATCCGAATTGTAATTGATAATACAATAAACTTCGTCGGGGTTCGTGAAAAGGTGAATTTCGTAGTTAATCGGAAACGAAATAACGTTGCCGTTATTACTGCAAATCTTCGCGCCGTAGTCCGAAGGCGGTTGCCCGTTAAGTGTTGTTCCTGTTTGACTTGTTCCGCCGAACAATTGAAGTTGCGCGTATCCGCCGGAAGTTCCGGCGACAAGTTGAAAGAAACAACCGTTCTTCGACAAAATACCGCTTGAAAGCGTCCAACCGTTCGCCGTGCAAGCGTTTTCAATTGCCGTTTTCAAATCCGCAAAACTTGCGGCGCTTCCTGTAATGTATGCCATTATTTCATTTCCAATGCGATAAAGTCGCGCCAAGAAGTACGATAGACGTTTTGCAGCATGACAAACGCCCGCCCGCCGACGGCCCGGATTGCATCGACGGCTTGAAGTACCGTCATCCCGGTTTGGTCGATTGTAGAACTTCCGCCCTGTTGAACAACGTTTTCGACGCCGTTGTTAAAACCGGAACAGAAATAAACCCCGTCGAATTCGCCCCAAACATTCGAAGGCGAATTGTTCGAAGATTGTTGCGAAAGAATGATAGGTTCGATTTGATAATATGTATCGG